GAACCTATTTTTTTCAGCAAAAGGACCATTTACATGGTTATAATGAAGAAATACTTGTCCGCAAGTATTACCTTCAAACGGTTCTCTCCAATGCTCTAATTGACACCCACTATATACCAGCATATCGCCAACATCAAGTAGGACTTTAGTGCCTTTGGGAGCGTTAGGTTTATGGATTTGTTTATATTCATCTATTACTGTGTCTTGACCTGTGCCATCAATAAATATCGGCCAAGGATCACCCCCTAGATTGAGAGTAGTAGATATTTCACAACTTGGTCTATCTTTATGGCGTCTTAAAATATCTCCATTTTTATAAGCTCTAGCATAAGAATAAGTAGGTATTAAATCTAAACCTGTGTGTTGCTTCATTACAGGGAGCATTTTAACCATAAGAGTTTCCATTACAAAATCTGCATAACAAGAATATGTATTAGGCACCTGTCTATCGGTCCATGTTCCAAGTATCGGAGACTGTGAATGAACGTTATGTGTATACATGAAATTAACAGCGTCTCGTTTAAGTAAAAAATAATTAAATATAAAGTTAGCTAAATCATAAGATAAAGCGTTTTTTATTATCTGATACTTTTGATCGTTAAACATCAAATCCTTTCTGTAAAAAATTAAATGACACTGATATCCTTATATCATTACTTTCGTTTGGTTCAACAGAATGCCACAACCAAGCTGGAAATATAATTATTCTACCTTCTAATGGATCAACCCTAACCTCTTTCCATAAATGTGATGGTGGTTTGTCTTCTTTTCTGTGTGGCATAACCATATGTGCTGTTGCTCTTGGATCACTAAACACAATTTGTCCTGAGTTTTGTGGAGCTTTAATATAATATACTCCACTAAAATGACTGTTAGGATGCACGTGAGGTCTGTTATATCCACCTGGCGGGTTTATATTAGCCCACATATTTCCCATTATTGGTTCTCTATCTAACCACTCTTCTGGAAATATTTCATTCATCATTTTAAATAATTCATCAACTAAAGGTTTAAACACAGGTATCTCNTGCATCTCGGTTGTGCTATGCCAACCTTTCATATTAGTTCGTTTAACTCCTTTGTCTCTATNAGNCCAAGCAATAACTTCTTTTTCAAAAAGCCTGTTATCTAGGTTAACATCTTTAGCATATATAATAGTTGGAAAGTATGCAGCTTTAATCATCATTTAAATGGTGTACCTCCAAACCACATAACCAAAGATTTTCTTGTTCCCCGTATTACAGGTTTTACTCTATGTCTAATAAACGATGCAAAGAATATTGCATGTCCTTGTTTAATTTTTGCAACTTTACCTTCAGCCATTAACTCTAGGTCTCCACCTTCGAACTCTGATTCAGGTGAAAGTAATAATGTCATGGATATTTTTCTAACAGGTGGTTCATGTTGCATATTAACATCATTGTCGACATGCCATTCATAAAACCCACCTTCAGGATATTCTGTGTATTGAGCGTTTTCACTTACAGTCATTCCATCAAAACCAAAATGATTACCATTTGTAGTCTTCATAATACGTTCTAAGTCTTTATACATGTCTGGCATTTTTTTAAATGGTATCCAGCTTATGTGTGAAGTTCTAGTTTTTGTATCTAACACACCACCTTTAATACCTTTTTTATTTCCAACATAAGCATCTTGTTTTGGTTCGGCCCTTCCTGCTTCAATAATCATCTGACATTGTTCAGGAGTAAATATTGGTGTAGTCGTTTCAACTATAAAAGATCGCCATCGAGGTTCTGTTATCATATTAATATCCGTATTCTACCCATCCCGTTATTATATATTTATCNTTCGATAAAGGTGGGTTGCCTCTATGAACGTGTGTAAATTGTGCAGGCCAAACTAACANAGTATTTTTTTCAGGTTTGAATCTGCACTTTTGATATAAAAATTCTGTTTCTCCACCTTCTGTAACATCGTTAAGATAAACACTAAAAGCCAATATTCTATTTCTAGCTTTCATTTCAGCATTTTCACAATGCCACATATGATAACCTCCACCTACTTCAGTTTTTTGAATTTTAACTTCAAGTATATTATGAGTAGATAACTTTTTTAAATAAGAATATTTTTGTACATACAGAGGATAGACATCTTTAAAAAACATATCTATAAAAGGTTTATTAGTATAAGTTAATGCAACATTGGTTTCTCTTATTGTATCTAAAGCACTATCAGCAATTAATGTTTCATCTACTTTTCTAGGATGTATCGCACCTTGTTGCTCGCACTTATTAAAATAGTTTAAATAATCAGTTATTAATTCATCTGGCATAAAGTTTTTAAATACTCCTATATGATTATCTATGTAGTATTGTTTATCCATTAAACAGTCCCTCTATTTTTTATNGGGTCAAATTGTACATCACAATTTGCAGCTAATGTTCTTCTTGTTTCATTTGTTCCATTAAAAGGATAAACGCAGTGTCTCATATCATAGGGAAATATATAAAAATCTCTAAGGTCCATAGGTGGCTGATAATCTATTTTAGCAAACTGACCGCTGGCTGCACCTAATATTTGTAGTCTACCGTTTTGTTGAACTTGACTTGCTGAGTATTCTCTACCAAATGTTGATGGTAATTTTAAAATCATTACACTTGATAGACCAGTAAACAACATACCTCTATGTACATGAGCTGGATTATATTCATGTTGTTTCATTTCATTAACCCAAATAGAGTTAAGATGTAAATCATAATCTTTTATTTTATTAAATGTTAAGTAATGTTTAAACATTTCTAAAAAATAATTTGTTACATCTCTTGGTAGCCTATTATGATTTTTCATTTTGGTTTGGTCAGCCCCATGATAAAACAATGAATGTTCGTTCTCAATCTTACCTACTAACTGACCATTTGCAGGCTCTAAATTATGAAAATTAGTTTCATAAATATAGTTAATAGAATTAAATATATCTAGCGGTACTTGATACTTTAAAACAGACTGACCTAAAAATATAAAATCAAACTTTGGGTTTGTCATGCTGGGTAATCTGTTCTTTCTCTTTATAACTGTTTTCTAGTTCACCAGATTTTTTAATTCTCTGTAGTGATTGTAATTGACCCATTACATTAAATACTTCAGCCTCACTTGAGTTCTGATTTAATGTCTTAGCTTTTTCATGATACTGTAATCCATAAGATTCTAGTTGATGAACATTAACATCTTTGTCATTAAAAGACCCATCGTTAAATTCTTTTTTTAATTTAGACCACATTTTAATTTCTCTCATTCTATGTCTTGCAACTTTTTCCATAGAAGCTTTTGCAAATCTACATTCGTCTAAGTCTATTTGATATTTAGTTCTCTTGTATTCGTCTTCTTCTTTATCTATTTTCTTTTCTAACCAAGTTATTTTTGCTTCGTTTCTTCTATAATCAAATGATAATGTCATTAAGTTATCTAAGTATGATGATTGTTCTCTAACACATTGCCAATACTTTGATGCTTTAGTTGGATAACGATTGTCTTGTAATACTGAAAACCTTGCTTCTGTTTCTGTTCGAAACATCTGTTTTTTGGTCCAAGTGTCCCTTAGCTCGTCTACCATACCTTTAAATGATGACAAATCTTCTGGTGTTAATAGATTATTTAAATGAGGTTCTTCACCTTGTATTACTTCTTTAACGTCTTTTTTCATAGCTTTATCCTTTATAATTAAAACTAATATATACTATTTAAAATATATTACAAGTCTTAACTGTCTGTAAATGTTCTTGTTTGTGGATCACCAGAACCTGTCCATTCTTCACATTGCTGTGAAAGACCTGGATCATTACTTCCATTTGCAATTACAGCAGCCGAAGTCGTACCACCTCCAGCACCGTGTGATCTTGCATTATTCATGTCACCATCTTCAGTCCAGTTAGTGCCATTCCATACTTCTGTTGTTGCTTGTGCTGTGTTAGTTGATGATACTAGACCACCAGCTGCGAAACAATCTGTATAAGTAGCGCCTTGGCCAAATATTTTTTCTTTGGCTGTATTTAAATCATTAACTTCTGTCCAATTGGTTCCATTCCAACTTTCTGTATTAGCTACATCATTGCTACCATTATTTCCACCAAAAGCTACAGCAGCTGTTGATGTTCCTGCTCCTGATATTGCTTGTCTTCCAGTGTTTTGATTGTTTACTTCTGTCCAGTTTGTTCCATTCCATAATTCTGTATTAGCTCGTACAGGTGGTCCTCCTCCATACTGCACTGCTGCAGGACTTCCTCCAGACATATATTGGTTTTTATTAGCCGTATTTAAAGCATTAACTTCAGTCCAATTAGTTCCATTCCATGTTTCTGTTTTAGGTCCAACACTAGGAAATGGATCTCCTCCAGCTGTTATTGCAGCCGTTGCAGTTCCACAACCCGCATTACTATTTCTTCCACTCTGTAAGTCATTAACTTCAGTCCAGTTAGTTCCATTATAACTTTCAGTTCCAGTATAATTATTATTAGGTGGTGGTTCTCCATATCCACCATAAATTATACAAGCTGTTTGAGTCCCAGTGGCTTGAGGCATACCAGATCTTGCTTTATTTGTATTATTACCTGTAGCCCAACTTCCCGTAGTTGTAACTGATTGACCTTTTAAAACATTAGAAGTTGTATTATACCAAACTTGTCCTTCAACAGGATTCGATGGATCGGTTGCTACCACTTCAATTTGTGTTCCTCGTATTTCTTTGTATGTTGCCATAATTAATCCGTACTTATTGTTTTAGTTGTAGTTGATGAACCACTCCATTCTTCTGTTGCTCCTGTATTTGAAGGATCTTTTCCTCCAATTGCTAAAGCTGCTGTAGTAGTTCCTGAACCAACAAAATCAAATCTAGCCGTAGCTAAATCTGCAACTTCCACCCAACTAACTCCATTCCATTCTTCAGTTTTTCCAGTTACTGCAGGTCCCGTATCACCACCATATGTTAAAGCAGAAGTATTATCAACTCCTGCACTTGCCAAACCATATCTTGCTGTGTTTAAGTCATTTACTTCAGTCCAATTTGTTCCATTCCATGATTCTGTAACGTTCATATATGGTGGCCATCCTCCATAAGCTAAAGCAGATGTTGTAGTTCCATTTCCTGCTAAAAGTCTTCTAGCAGTGTTTAAATCGTTTACTTCAGTCCAGTTTGTTCCATTCCAAGATTCTGTTACAGCTGTTACTGGAGGTACCGTATAACCTCCAATAGCTAAAGCAGCTGTATTAGTAGCTCCCGCTGATGCTAGATGAAATCTAGCCGTGTTTAAATTATTAACTTCTGTCCAACTTGATCCGTTCCAAGTTTCGGTATTATTATATGTAGTATCTGGAGGAGATGTAAAGCCACCGAATACCACAGCGGATGTGGCATCAGCACCTGCTCCTTTAAGTCCATATCTTCCAGTGTTTAAATCGTTTACTTCTGTCCAGTTTGTTCCATTGTATTGTTCTGCGGCAATTGAAGGCGAGTTTGGAGGAACGGCGCCTCCAGCAGCTATACTTGATGTTTGAGTTCCTGATGCGGCCAATAGATTTCTAGCAGTATTTAAACTACTGCCTGTAGCCCAAGCTCCAACTGGTTGACCTGCACCTACCCATTCCTCTACAGAAGCTGATCGAGTTGGAGTCTCTCCACCTACAGCAAATGAAGCGGCGCTTGTTCCACATGCACCCAAAGCCCATCGTGCAACGCTTAGATCATTTTGTTCTGCCCAATTAGTTCCATTCCAAAGTTCAGTCTTCCCAGTTCCTGGAGGGGTATTTCCAGCACAAGCTAGGGCGGCTGTGCTTGTTCCTGAACCTGCTAGTGTTTGTCTTGCAGTGTTTAAATTGTTTACTTCTGACCAATTAGTTCCATTCCATAATTCTGTGTTTGTAGTCCGTCCACCAGGATTATTTCCTCCAAAAGCTAAAGCTGCTGTATTAGTATTTCCAGCTCCACCAAGCCCATATCTTGAATCGTTTAAATCATTTACTTCAGTCCAGTTTGTTCCATTCCATGATTCTGTTAAATCTGATCTTGATGGAGATGGTTCATCTCCTCCAAAAACTAAAGAAGCACTTGTTGGTGCTTGTCCCGTTTGTCCCAATAAACCTCTTGATTGATTTAAATTGTTTACTTCAGTCCAATTAGTTCCATTCCAAGTTTCTGTATCTGCAGTGTAATAAGGTGAACCTGGAGTATTGCCCCCACCAGCATAGAGAGAGGCGGGACTTGCAGTTCCCGATTGAGCTCCCCCTTTTCGACCTGTATTTAAATCGTTAACTTCGGTCCAGGTACTTCCATCCCAAAGTTCTGTAACACCAGAATAGGTTGCAGTAGCAGTATTACCCCCGGCAGCAAGTGCAGAAGTCGTGCTTCCCGATACTTTAGCCTCACTTCTAGCTGTGTTTAAACTTACACCAGTTCTCCATGAACCAGCAGTAGTTGTAGTGGGATATTGAAACTTTAATACGTTATCAGTTTCGTTATACCACACCTCTCCCGTTATCGGATTATCGGGATTAGTCGTATAGTTCCGAATCTTTGTGCCATGTATTTCTTTATACTCAGCCATTTAAATTTT